GCGAAGTTGCGTTCATTAGTTGAAGAGACTGGAGTAGGACTTCTTTTAGTATCACATCTCCGTAGACCGACAGGAGATCTAGGACACGAGAATGGTAAGGAAGTTACTCTCTCACATTTAAGAGGGAGTGCCAGCATTGCACACTTATCTGATAGTGTGATAGCATTAGAGAGAAATCAGCAGTCAGATGATGAGGTTATAGCCTGCACTACAACGATTCGTATATTAAAGAACAGATACACCGGAGAGACTGGAGTAAGTTCTTACTTGCATTATGATAAAAAATCTGGTAGAATGACACAAATAAACAATCCTTATGAAGAACAAGCAGGAGATAAAAATGAAGGAGTACCTTTCTAATGAAGTGTTATAATTGTCAAACAGAATTAATCTGGGGTGGTGATCACGACTGTGAAGAAGATGAAGACCATGCTATTGTTACAAACTTATCTTGTCCAGAGTGTGGTGCTTTTCATTTAGTATACTGGGGACATAAAGAAGAAGAAGAAGAAGATAAACAGCTTTGGATAAAAGGTTATAAAGAATGGTTAGATAAAAAAGAAGATGAACCAGAGATGTGGAAGCACTTCTGTGAAGTGGAATGTAGTGATATGATGATAGGAAAAGGAGAAGCTTGTAATTGGTGTGGAGAGGAAGAGAATGCAAGTCGTTCTTGATATTGAAACAGATGGGTTTAATCCTAGTAAAATTCATTGTATCGTAGCAAAGAATATAGATACAAATTTAGTTACAGTATTTGATCCGGATCATTTGTATAGTTTTAATTCATGGTCTAAAAATGTAGACAAATTTATTATGCATAATGGTTTATCTTTTGATGCACCAATATTAAATAGATTGCTTGGTGCTACTATAAAACCAGATAGAATTATTGATACTCTAATTTTATCACAATTATTTAATCCTTTACGAGATAAAGGTCATAGTCTTAAAGCATGGGGTGAGAAATTAAATATGTTAAAAGGTGGAGAAGGAGTAAACTTTTTAGTGTATAATCAAGCAATGCTAGACTATTGTAAACAAGATGTAGAAATAACGCATGCTGTTTACAAAGAATTAATAAATGAATCAAAAGGATTTTCAAAAGAGTCTGTGGATTTAGAACATAAAGTTAGATTAATTTTAAATCAACAGGAGAACAATGGTTTTGCATTTAACATGCGAAAAGCACAAGAGTTGCGAGCTAAACTTCGAGATGACCTGCATGATTTAGAGCAGTGGTCTTTAGAAGAATTTGAACCAACGATTGTGGAGATGAAGACTAAAACAAAAGAGATACCTTTTAACATTGGTTCGAGACAACAGATAGCTGATAGATTAATTAAGCGAGGTTGGAAACCTAGTCAGTATACAGACAAAGATAATATTATTATGAACGAAGCTGTATTAAAAACTATTAAAGAACCATCATTAAAAATTATCGCTGAAAGATTTGCCAAGTATTTTCTACTGCAGAAACGAGTTGTTATGATTGAAGCTTGGATAGATGCTTGTCAAGAAGATGAGAGAGTGCATGGAAGAGTAATGACATTACGAACAGTTACTGGTCGCATGGCACATAACTCACCTAACATGGCACAAGTTCCTGCCACTTATTCACCATATGGTAAAGACTGTAGAAATCTTTGGACTGTATCAGACCCAGTGCGATATAAATTAGTGGGTACAGATGCTAGTGGTTTAGAGTTGCGTTGTCTTGCACATTATCTCAACGATACTACATATACAGATGAGATATTGAATGGAGATATACATACAAAGAATATGGAATTAGCTGGCATAAAAGATAGAGATCAAGCAAAGACATTTATTTATGCTTTTCTATATGGAGCAGGGCCAGATAAGATAGGTAAGATTGTTGGAGCAGGAAAGGAACAAGGAAAGATATTAATTAAAAGATTCTTGTCAAACCTTCCTGCTCTTAAAAGATTAAGAGAACAAGTTGAAGATGCCGGAAAGAGAGGAAGAATAAAAGCTATTGATGGGAGATACTTGAAAGTTAGGAGTGTACATTCTGCTTTGAATACTTTGCTTCAAGGTGCTGGTGCTATTATTTGTAAGCAATGGTTAGTACATATTATGTCGAGAGTTTATCAAAAAAATTTAGATGTAAAGTTAGTTGCATCTGTTCATGATGAATATCAATTTGAAGTTTTAAATAAAGATGTAGGAGATTTTTGTGTTATAACAAAGATAGCTATGAAAGAAACAGAACAGACATTGAAGTTAAGATGTCCTTTAGATAATGATTACAAGGTAGGAACGACATGGACAGAGACACACTAGAACAGTTAAACCTGTTTGATGATTTTGAAAAAGAAATTTTTAAAGATGCTGATAAAAAAACTTGTATTAGTTGTAAGAAATCTTTACCATTTACTTTTTTTTCTATTAAGACTGCGTTAGTAAATAACAAAGGAGTGTTATCAGAGAAGTGTAGGACTTGTGAAAATAAAGAATCAAGAGAACAATCAAAAAGAGTTAAGGTTCAAACACCACCTGATGAAAATCATGTCTGTTATATTTGTAATAAAACAGGTAAGGAGTTATTAGAAAGATCAAAAGCAAAAGTAGTTGTTTATAAAGATACCTATGAACGAGTACCAAACTTTCGTAAAAAAAGTATATGGGTTTTAGATCATGATCATAAGACAGGTAAAGCTAGAGGTTGGATATGCGACCCATGTAATGTGTCTCTAGGAAATTTTCAAGACAATCCTGAAGTATGTAAGCGAGCAAGTAAATGGTTAGAAGAAAGATAAAAAAAGTGTTGACAATGATAGTTAAACCATGCTATAATATAATTTTAACAATTAAAAAAAGGAGTACACATGAGTGTAATTAGTGGTAAAGCTTATTGGGCAAGCGTGACCAGCCCAAACACAACCTTTGATGCAGATGGTACATGGAGTATTGATGTATGTAATTTGGATGAAGCAAACAAGACTATTGCAGAAAAAGATGGTCTTACTATAAAGAACAAAGGTGATGACAGAGGAGACTTTGTTAATATTAAAAGACATGTTAAAAGAAAAGATGGTAACATGAATAAAGCACCTGAAGTTCTTGATGCACAGAAAAGAACTATGATAGATACCTTAATTGGTAATGGTTCTGCTGTCAATGTGTTATACACGACTTATGAATGGAAGTTCAAAGGTCGTTCTGGAGTATCTGCTGACCTTAAAAAAGTACAGGTAGTAGAATTAATTCCTTATCAGGGAGATGCAGATGATGCATTTGATGTTATTCCTGATGGGTATTCTTCAGATGAAAAAATTCCTTTTGCCTCTTAATTAAAAGGATAGTGGGAGTTCCGGCTAAAATCTCCATTCGGTAATCAGCGAGATCTCCCACGTTTTATCATGAAAAAAATAGATACCATAGTAGAAGACATATATAATCTTTTTAGTGAAAAAAATAAAGAGCTTACTGAAAAAGAAGTAGACAAATGTATAGATGATTTTGCTAATTCAGTTAAAGGACATGTAAAAGATTTTTTACGACAACTGCCACAGGATAAACCAAGATTAAGATTATCAACTATTGGTAAACCAGACAGACAGTTATGGTATGATTTCAAACAACCTGCTACTGAATCTCTCACACCTAGTACCAGAATTAAATTTCTTTATGGCTATATGTTAGAAGAATTTTTAATTATGCTTGCTTCAATTTCTGGACACAAGGTAACTCAACAACAGAAGCAAGTAGAAGTGGAAGGAGTTAAAGGACATCAAGATTGTTTTATTGATGGTACTTTAGTAGATTGTAAGAGTGCATCTGGCAGAGGATTTAATAAGTTTAAATATAATAATTTATCTACTGATGATCCTTTTGGATATTTACCACAGATATCTGCATATGCTGAAGGTAATGGTGTAGAAGAGGCCGGCTTTCTAGTTATTAATAAGTCAACTGGAGAAATATGTTATACTAAAGTTCATTCATTGGAGATGATAAATGCTAAAAAAAGAATACAACAGATTAAAAAAGTTGTTCAATCAGATGACAAACCGGAAAGATGTTACGAAGCAATTCCTGATGGAAAGTCTGGTAACTTTAAGCTCGATCTTCCTTGTTTGTATTGCAATCATAAGCATGCTTGTTGGAGTGATGTTAATGATGGTAAAGGACTTCGTGTTTTTCAGTATTCAACTGGCAAAAGATATCTCACAAAGGTTGAGAAAGAACCTAATGTAGATGAATTAAATGTAGACAATGAAAGACGAACCTGATATAATACAAGTTGAAAATGTATTTTATTCTGAACCAGAAAATTCAGAGAAGAGATTATTTTTAGCTGTCATACTGCAAGCACTATTAGATGTTTCAAAAAGTGTACGAAACAAAAGAGATGCAGTAGACCAAGATTCAGCTAGAGCTTGGTTCTTTACAAGTGTTGGTACTACTTGTGATAATTTTGAATCAGTTTGTGATATGGCAGGAGTTAATGTAAACAGAACAAGAACATTTGCATATCAGGTTATGAATGCAAAGAATAAAGGATATTTAAGAAAAAGAATTAGAAATGTATTAAGAGGTGAAAATGGGATTAATGGATGAAGCAATTAAAGAAACAATTAAAGATACAAAAGATTTTAATAAAACAGATTTAAGAAAGTTAGCTGCTCGTAATAAACAAGTGGGTGGTCAACATTATAAAGAGTGTAAGATACAACCTATTGATTATATAATGGAAAACAATTTAACTTTCTGTGAGGGTAATGCTTTAAAATATATTACTAGACATAGAAGAAAAGGTGATGGAGCTAAAGATATACATAAAGCAATACATTATTTAGAAATGATATTGGAGTTAGAATATGGCGAATAACTATTTACCAACAGAGTATCAAA